GTATTTGTTCTGCTATATCTTCAGTTATTTCTAAGTCCTTAACTGCAAAGCCATATCCTATTGTATCATAACCTTCTGTGCATTGATATACTGTGGACCTAAATCCTTCATGCTTCTTAATTTGGTTTAATAAGCTCATTCTTCTGAAGAAGTCCAAGCACTCTTAGCAAGTTCTGTTAATATCTCACTATGATTATAAGTAGTTAGTCCATCAAAACAACTTGGAGTATTACCATCAAACTTTAATATAGCCTTACTGCCATCTAATGTTTTTCTTAATGTAGCCATAGATGATTGTATTGCACTTGCTATCATTTCATCTGTTATATCAGATACATTTACTATAACCCATTTTCTATTAGAATAATCCATTATGGTGTATCTCCTTCTATATCAACTATATCCATATTAATCATAGTTCCTGCATTTCCATTTACTTTATAAACTTTAACATTATCTAAACTGCCATTAAAACTTTGTGAATAAAATAAAACTTTTGTAGAATTTGCTACTAAATAATGAGTGTGAACTCCATTAGAATTAAAAGTTCTGTATTCATCTACACCTGAACCTGTATAATACCTAATAGAACCACTTGTATAATTTTTTATTTCAGCAACTATTTTAATAACATCTCCCACAGATATAGATATTGATTGTTCTATTGAAGCACCATTAGTTGAAGTAGTGGCTACACCACTACCTATAGAAAAATTATCTTTAGTCCAATCACTATCTGCATCAAAACCACCATTTGTAATTAAATCAGAACCTAATGTAGCATTTGTTTCATCACCTATAAGATTAAAATCATCTAAAGAACCATCACCCATTCTATACCAAGCCTGTAAATTACCTGATGCTACACCTTCTTTGTGATTGTAAGGTTCTCTACCATTGTATATGGTTTTAACTTGATTAATGGTTAATGCTGAGCTGTATATAGCAACTTCTGATATGTTACCATAATAAGAATAAGAATTTGAAGATTCACCACCAATTTCCATTGCTGTTGTAATAGCCATAGTGCCTGATTTACTATCACTATCAACAAGTATACCATCTTGATAAAATTTTATTGTAGACCCATCCCAAGTAAATAATAAATGAACCCATACATTTGTAGTAACTGCATTTCCACTTGAAGTAGTTCCATTTAATTTTATAGTGGGTGTTTCACTACCTGACATATAAAATAAAAATCCATCATTAGCACTATCTCTTGCAGCACAAATTGGTTTAGTAGCAGAATTATTTAAAACTTTTACCCAAGTAGATACTGTTATATTAGTATAATTAGGAACAAAAGAAGTTTCTACATAATCATTAGAGCCATCAAATGCTAAAGACTTTTCATCTCTGAATACATCACCAGTTGTTGTAATTCTGCCCTTAGCAAACATTAATCTTTTACCACACCAAATTTAAAGATAATATCTTCACCTGAACCAATAACAATATCACCACCACTTGAATTTACTACACCAAAATATAAATGTTTTGAACTTGATGATGGACTACAAACTAAACCTATATTAGTTTTGCTGCAAACTTTAGCACCACCAATATCTGTCCAATTAGAAAGTTCAACAATAGCAACACTATTATCTGCTGCTGCATCTGCTGCATTAACTGCACTACCAACTGTCCCTAAATCAACTGAATCATCAGTTATAATAATATATATAGTTCCACCAGTATCTGATGTATCAACTGCTGTTATAGATTGTAAAATACAACAACCACCTTTAACTGCAACTGCATTTGTAATCCTTTCACCTTCTGCCATTAAATCACCAGTTTGATAAGTTGCTTCTGCTATATCAGGTGAGTGTGTTATTGAATCAACTGCCATCTTGTTTAACTTCTCAACTACTGCATATTTTCTTAATTCTGTTTCTGCCATTTTGATTCTCCTTTAAGGTTGGCTACCATGAACAAGGTTCATAATAATTTATTTATCTTCTTTTTTATCTTTCTTAGATGCTTTCTTAGCTTCTTTCTTAGGCTTCTCTGCCTTAATCTCATTGCCTTTAGCATCACATTCAGTAAATCTTTCTTTCAATGAATTAATATCATGATTAGGTGTAACCTTGATAATTGTTCCATTTGCTTTTTTAAAATATTCCATAAATTTTTTCTCCTGTTAAAACAAGGAGCAGTTTGACCTGCTCCCTGTTATTGTTTTTAATGTAACTAATTAAGAAACATCAGATAAGATATAAACTCCAAATGAATCATGGATTTCTATTTCTTTCCAAAATCCAGTAGCAACATATTCTGTTGTTCTGAATGAAGCATTTCTTTCTGTTTCTATTCTCATTAATCCTTCAGGTCCTATTGCAAGTCCTAAAGCACCTTTTGAAAATGCAAAACCAGCAGCATCACCACCAGAACCTACATCTTCATTGATTTGGTCTGACCAATAAACATTAAATCCAGCTATTGTTCCAACCATACCATTTACTAATTTAGATTGAGATAGTGGATTATCTGCTTGTGTTCCTGCTGAAGGGTCTACTAACAATCCTGATAGACCTTTTGCACCCCATACTTGCTTAGGTGATAACACTAAGTTATATGGAAATGGAGCACCTGCTGCTCTTAACTGTCTCATTGAACCAAAGATATGGTCTAATGCTAAAGCAGTTCCTGCTGCACATTCTGTTTGTGAGAAAGCAGTTCCTAATGCTGTTAAATCTGCATCAAGTTTAGCTGATACTGCATTACCTAAAACATCACCAACATTACCTGTATAATCTTCAGCACTACCCATAGCTGCTAAATCAGATACATCTGTTCTAATAACATGCTCTGATACTAAAGCAGTTTTAGCTGCTGTATCAATAGATGTCATAGTAGTGTAATCTGCACCATCTGTTGCTGCACCAACATCACTTGAAGCAATCTTAGTATAATCAACAAATTGAACTGTTAAAGCACCTTTTGGACATTGTCTTGAAGTTATTAGTGGTAACATCACATTAGCTTTGTTAAATGCAACTACTGCATCACCTATAATAGTACCTACACCACCTACAACTCTTCCTGCACCTGTATCACTTACTGCATCTGCCATGATACTCTCCTTTAATCATTATGTCTTTCAACTGCATAAAGCCTTCATTTTGACATAGCTATTTATTTTTTTTTGCTTGTTCATAAGGCTTTCTTAATGTTCCTTTACCAAATCCACCAAAGTATCCAAAAGACTTAGATATAGACTTACCTTCAGCTTGATTATTTGCCCTTGTTTCCATTTCATCAATGTATTCATCATAGGACATCTTACCATTCTTATATCTAACATCTACATCACCATCTTTTTGTGGCTTTAATTCCATATCATTCTTAGGGTCTAAATCTTTACCTAATAACTTGCTATGTTTTTTATTCAAAGCCAATGTTAATACCTGAGTTTATTTGTTTTTTAGATTCTTCATAACCTTTAGGGTCTTTAGATGCCCATTCAGAGTAAGAAGAATAACCTCCCATATCACCTGCTTTGCCAGTAGTGGCTCTTGCTGATGAAGTGGTAGGTGCTGAAACACTAACAACCTTACTTACATATTTCTCTAATTTATCTAAGCTCAAACCATCTGCAATAGATTTATCATCATCATCAGTTAATTTGCCCATTAATGATTCTCTTTTATTAGCTTGGTAAGTATTCCATTGCTCTGATTGAACTTTAAATTCATCTCTTTCCTTCTGAACAATATTAAGAGCTTCTTTTAGCTTTCCATCTTCTACCATTTTATTCTCTTGTTGTTGTTTAGTAGTCTGATTCATTTTATCAATCTGTGCTTGTAGCTTACCAACTTGACCTGCCAAATCATTCTTTGCTTGATTAACTTCTGCAAATCTATCATAAGGAACATTTTTATTATCAGCTTGTGTGCTGTTGTTATTATCCTGAGTATCTTCAGTTGTTTGAGTAACATTTTCTTCTGACATTTTTTACCTCTGTTTGTTGAGTTTTAGTTGAAAATTCTTATATATAATATAAC